CATTGAACGGGCCAGAGCCTTGGTGTAGCGAGATGCCAGACGGTCATACAGATTATCCTCAATGGCTTCCTCAGTAATTGAGAACGCCAAAGCGATTGTCTCGTGTGTGTACCGTGCAGTGAATGTCTCTTGAGCATCGTCAAAAGAGATGGCTGCGCCCTCCTCTTTAGTCGGTGCTGTCGAGAAACCACCCAACATTACTTCTTCTTCAAATGAACGATCTGAAGCCTCTTCTGCGAAGATCTCAGCATGCTCGTTCTCGTAACGGTCGTACTCAAGCCCAAAAAGTGCATTTAGACCGGGTTCTAGCTCTTTAGCTAGTTGTGCTCTTGAAATAGCCATGTGCTAGCCTCCTATATTCCGGTGTTCGCTGCGGTGCCTACGGCAGCAGCAAAGCCTGAGTTGAACGGTGCATTCAAACGAACGATGTACTGATGACCAACTGCGGAATAATCCGTGTTGCCTTCCTCTTCGTAGAGTCCAACAATACGAACATCCAAGTTTGCGGTTGTCGCAGCGGTGCTAATATCAAGCATGTCTGAAGACTTGCCTGTATTTGTGCTGCCGTTGTTGACACTTGCCATGTCACAGTTAGCAAAAACGTCTGCCAAGGCGGTTGCCCGGTCAGTGTTTGTGCCATCTGCCACTACAACATATAGCTGCATTGGGTCATCATACACGTAAGCTTTCACCGGAAAGTTGGTGTTAACACTTACAGCATTTGAACCGGGCCAGTAATTAAGGTGGGTGTTCTTACCGGTTACGGAGTCAACATACTCAACACCACCTAAAACGCCTAAAGGAGCTACCGCTTGATCAGAACAAATAATTGTTCCAGCAGAGCTTGGGACAACAATCCCACCGTTATAGATAGCTGTTGTGTAGTTGTTAGCAATTTCATACATCGTCGTAGCGTTGTTATTGATATTGCCGCCCGTTTTACCAATAGGACGAAGGCCAAAACCACCTGTTAGGGTATTTGCCATTAGTTACTCCTATTTGACAAAGAGGTAGCCATCATTTCTGAGGACCACCAAAAGTTACACGAGATTGACGATCTGGTTTGTTGATCGTCATAGTCGAATGTGCATTCTCCCTCATCATATCAGAGTCCACCGCCTGCATCTGATCCGCACTTCTTTGGTTGAAGTAAGCTGATCTTTCAGCAACTGTTTCATCTGGTATACGAGCAAGAATAAGTCCACCTACTCCAAACACACCTTCATATTTACCTGAGTCAATTACCGGGGCCTCAAAGTCTGGGTACTCATCCCTACGAACAAGTTCATAACCTTCACGCAATTTTGCGCTGATGTTCTTAGTATCGTCAAAACCACGAGTCTCCACTCGTATCCAACGATGCTTGTAACCATCCGGTGCAGGCGGTGCATCCAACATAGACGGGGGAGCCCACGGCTTACGCTGCGCCGTTTTTTCCCTAGTTTGGTTTGCGCGAGAAGTACGTTTAACTGTACCTTCAAACATTTCGTTTTGTTCTTCAGCCATTTACTTACTCCTTCACGTATTTCGCGTATTCTTCAAGCGGCACACCCAATTTTTTCGCTATTGCGACTTGGCTAGGGGTGAGTCTAACCTTTTTCCCACTACTGCGCCCAGATGTAGACCGGGATACGGAAGCAACGGTCTGAGCGGGCCGTCTGCTTTCCCCGTTTTTCAGCTTATGCGGAAACTCCTCCCGCATACGCTTATCTAACTCACTATAATACTCATCGCTCTGCGGGTCAAACCCTTCATTTTCGATAAGTTTCTTATGAACTCCAAAAGCGGCATATGTCATAGCCTCATCAGTGCCGAACCACTCATTTCTCGACGCCCACTGTTCCGCCTTCGCGTCCGGACGGCGAGGTTGCTGCTGTGGCATAGGAGCATGGACCTGTGCTTCCTGCTGCGCTCTAATTTGTTGCGCCGCCCTCTCCTGTTGCGCTTTAGCTTGTTCCGCGCGATCATTCTCAATCGCGAGTCTCGTGATCTTTCTTTGCGCCTCAACAACTCCATTCGTGTCACCGATCTCTATGGCTTTGGCAAGTTCTCCTTCAGCAGAGGTCATCTCGCTAGTAACACGGTTACTATACTCGTTAACATAATTAGTGTCTAAAGCATTCATACGGCTTTTCAAGCCGTCTGCTTCAGCCTGAACATTCTGAGCGTATCTTAAAGCTTCCTCTTTTTGACGCTCTGCTTCCCGCATTTTTTTAGTCAAACGATCTATGCGTTTTTGCGTATTACTTTCTGCTTTTTCAAACTGATCGTCGCTTGACGCCTCTACTTTAGTTTCGGCTGCTTCTTCAGCTTTCACCTCTACTTCAGTATCTTGTGTATCCTCAAGCTCTAATTCAATTTGTTGCTTATCTTCCTCTGCCATATTCTGCTCCTAGAAATGAAGAATGTCTTCGGGTTCCATAATTTTAGCCAGCACCTCATCATCATTGAGTATGCGAACCTCCCCGCCATCTATCTTGAAACGTGAGCCAGAATAACGGGCAAACATCACCCAATCACCCTGTTCACACCAAGCTCCGGTGGGAAACTTTTCTGAGTCCTTATAAGCTAGAGATCCAACTTTAAGGACATATCCTACTTGTGTAGAAACCGTTTGTTCTTGAACAACCGCATCCGGTAGATAAATACCACCGTCTGTTTTACCCTTACCTCTGTAGGGCAAAACCAACAGACGCCATCCTGTCGGAGTCGGCATTCTTTCTAGGAGGGAAGCCCCAATCGCTTCGGGGTCTAATACTCTGTCTTCAGGCTCTTTGTAAGCCTCTGAAATTTTTGCAACACCTTCGGCTGCTGCCTTCAAGTCAACCATTGCTTTGCTCCTGTTTATCTAGCAGGCTCTTGAGTTCCTGTTCCACATGATCTAGGGCTTTCAAATTACCCATGAGCTCACGATATTGCTCTATGCTACTTACGTTGTCATATATCAACAGATCATAAATGGCTTGCCGTCTATCTTTAACTATACGGAAAACGGCCTCCGCAAAATGTATCTCATCCACTCGTATATCTCCGCGTTAAATCCGATATAGTGTTATATCATTTCCAACGCAAAGTCACGAGTTTCTTCGTTACGACGTAGCCACCCTTTTCCAAAAGTATCAAAAGTTCTTAGGCTACGGTAAAACTCTTCTCTTTCCTTAGTTATCTTTTCAATAATTTCTTCCGGTAGCTCTTCTTCAACCGCAGCTAAAGTCATCGGTCCTATCGCACCATCTTGTGTGACCATAGCCGCCTTCTGTAAAGCTTTTGCCGCTCTTCCGGGGCCAGAATTAACGGCCCAATCAAAAGTGCAGAAGTCCACCCCGCTGGGTAATTGATCTGCTTTTACTCTATTCCAGTAACCATCTTTATAGATTTGTTGGACATGCTCATCCGGAATATTCTTCAATTCACTCACGTCCTCTAAGGGT